CTTCTTCTATCCAGAAGATGTATCGAGTTGACCGGAAGAAGGCATTCAGAGGAGTGATGGCAGAACAACCCCACTGCACCATTGACCCAGAAGAGGTTCATCGTTACCTCTCCGACGTCTTCTCTGATCGTGGCCATGTGTACACTGATCCACCAGGTTGTGCACCCGAAGGAAACCGCCAAGCAGTTGTGGTGCCCTGACCTTGGTACTGTGTACCGCGCATTGAGCGCTGACGCATCAACCGCCTACGGTTTGAGTCCAGTGTTCACGGTTCACGATGAGTTGGGCCAGGTTAAGGGGCCGCGTTCTGAGTTGTATGAGGCCCTGGAAACGGCATCCGCTGCTCAAGAGGCTCCGTTATCCATCGTCATCAGCACCCAGGCCCCAACAGACGCCGATCTGCTCAGTCTGTTGATTGATGACGGCCTAACCGGTGCCGATCCGCGCATCAAAGTTGAGCTTTGCACAGCGCCAGTAGATATAGACCCGTTCAGCGAGGAGGCCATCAGAGCGGCAAATCCTCACTTTGACGAGTTCATGAACAAGGAAGAGGTTTTCCGGCAGGCTCAAGACGCCAAGCGCTTGCCAAGCCGTGAAGCCAGCTTCAGAAACCTGATTCTGAATCAGCGCGTCGAGGCAAGAAGCCCATTTGTGACAGCCTCGGTGTGGAAAGAAAATGGCGCTGAACAAGACGACTTAGATGGTCAATCCATCTTTTGCGGGCTTGACTTGTCAAGTGTCAGCGACTTGACCGCCCTTGTGAGTGTCACCACTGATGGGGATGTTCATTCGACGTTCTGGCTGCCAAGCGAAGGCCTGGAAGAAAAGAGCAGGGCAGACCGCGTGCCTTATGACGTGTGGGCCCGCGAAGGATTGCTCGAAACCACGCCAGGCCGGGCTATTGAGTACGAGTTCATAGCCGAACACCTACGCGGCCTGTTTGACCGCTGCGATGTGAAGGCCCTCGCGTTCGACCGCTACAACATGAAGCACTTGAAGCCCTGGTTAGAACGGGCTGGCTTCACAGAGGATGAGCTAGATCGCTTCATTGATTTCGGCCAGGGTTACGTGAGCATGTCTCCCGCCATCCGTGAGCTTGAATCGAAGCTGCTTTCCAAGAAGCTGCGTCATGGCAACCACAAGGTTCTAGAGATGTGCGCACGAAACGCGGTAACTGTCAGCGACCCCGCCGGGAACCGCAAATTCACAAAACACAAAGCAACTGGCCGTATTGACGGCATGGTTGCGTTGGCGATGGCTGTTGGTGTGATGCCTTCCGTTGCTGAAGAAGAAACATCATTCTGGGATGTCGCCGCTTGAAAATACTAGACAGACTATTCGGACGCAAAGCGACCGAGCTAACTTACGACCAGGTGGCGAACCTGATTGACGGAGTTGGCGGGAGCAGTGTCGCTGGAGTGGTCGTAAACGACAAGACGGCGCTTCAGGTTTCGACTGTTTTGGCCTGCGTCAAGGCTATTGCTGATGGATGCGCTACGCCGAACCTGCACGTTTATCGAGAGCTTGATGATGGGGCGAGAGCGGGCGACAAACATTCCTGAATATCGCCTCTTAGGTCGCCGCCCTAACGAGTGGCAAACAAGTTTCGAGTGGCGTAGACAGATGACTGTTCACGCGGCGCTTACTGGTGCGGCCTTGTCGATCAAGGTGCGTGGAGATAACCGGCGCGTTCGTGAGCTGATTCCGGTCAACCCTGGAAGTTGGAAAGTAGAGCAAACCTCACGTTATGGCGTTATCTATCGCTGTTGGGATCAGTTCGGCTTGATTGGCGAGTTCAAGCCAGAAGATGTTTTTGTTCTGCATGGGCTTCAGTGGGATCGCGTCAAACCAATGAACGCGGTGCATCTTGCCGCCGCGTCTATTGGTTTGGCTATGGCGACCGAGAAAAGCCAGGCGTCCATGCACGCCAACAGCTTGCGCACCAGCGGCACTTACAGCGTTGATGCACCACTTAGCCAAGAACAACATGAGCGCCTAACAGCCTTCATAAAAGCGAAAACAGGCCCTAACAATGCTGGCGTGCCGTTGGTTTTGGATCGTGGCGCCAAGTGGTTGAGCACAAGCCAAACCGGCGCAGATGCGCAGCATGTTGAGACGCGGCGACTACAAATTGAGGAAGTTTGCCGGGCTTATGGCGTCTTCCCAATCATGGTTGGTCACTCAGACAAGGCCGCGACATTTGCAAGCTCTGAAGCGTTCTTCAGCGCCCACGTAAAGCACACATTGGCCCCTTGGCATCGTTCCTGGACCCAATCGCTAGACGAAATGCTGCTAGATGGCAGCGGCCCACTGTTTGCCGAGTTTGACACCCGCTACCTGGTCGCTGGAGACAGCAAAGACCGCGCCCAATGGGCACGCACGATGGTCGAAATGGGCATCTACACCCGCAACGAGATTCGAGACTACGAAGGTCTTGACCCGCTCCCTGGTCTGGATGACCCCCTCACGCCCATGAACATGACCCCGGGCGATGAACCTGACGACAAGCCAGAGCCACCCGAGGATGGCAAACAGGCCAAGCAGATTGAACTGCTTGAGCGCAAGTTGGCTGCACTGGAGTCCCGTCAGCAACCAGCGCCAACCCCGGTGGTCAACACCATTGAACTCCGTACTGCCGACATCGAACGCAGCGTCAAGTCTGCCATCGATGTGATGGCGCAAGCGCACGCCGACCACATCAAGGCCATCGGATCAGAGATGCCCATCAACATCACCATGCCCGAAGTTCAGGTGCCAGCCACCGTTGTCAACGTCAACGTTGAACCCACGCCTGTCACCTTTGAGGCCGCCGTGCCTCAAGCCTCTGTGGTGGTCAACAACGCATTCCCGCAGACCGCCGTGCAGACCGTCCAGCGTGACGCGAACGACGAAATTGTCAGCACCACTACGAAATACGCCTGAGATGGAACCCGACGCAGACCGCCACCACATCTTTGACACCTTCCAAGATGCACAAGATGCATGGGAGTTGTTTCAGGCTGACGAATCCATTGACCCAGAAGTGCGTGCGTCTGTCGCAGCACCACGGCAGGCCAATGTGGACTGCTGGATATTTGACAGGGGTCACTGATGGCAATCATCACAACATCACAGAACATCACGGGCGTCACATATGCGCAAGCGGAAATTATTGAAATCCGCAACGGCGCAACGCTGACGGTCAACTCGACCCCCGCGACCCGCCCCGGCACGATCCAGTGCATCACGTCTGGTAAATTGCGTATTGAGAACGCAAGCACGACTGTTCCGCTTATCCTTGACCTGCACGACATGAACCACGATTTGCGGTTTGAAGCTGGTGGCGTCTTGGAAATTCGCGGCGCTGCAATGGCCCTTGCGTCTGGTACAGGTGCGGCACAGACATGGGATTTCACGTCATTGTTCGGCGGCGTTATCCGTCACATGACATATGTCGAGGTTGAGGAAACAGCAGGATCAGGCGTTTACATGCCTTGGCCTGTTATTCAGGAAGACCCGAAGTTTAATCTCAATGTTGGTGCGGGAACAACGATTGGTGGGGCGATTGATACCGCATTCACGGCTGGCAACACATTGGCAGGGCAGGTGCTGTTCTGGCACGAGACAAACCGGACGCTTCGTTGCGGCAACAATACAAACGGTAAAGCCGTGCCAAGCGGGTGCGCTGTCCGTATTCCCAATATTTACGTTTCAAATCGCTTGCTGACTAATCAGACATCAGTATTCAATATTGTAACGACAGGCACACCAACAGGCGGCACATTTACGATTGAAATATCCCGTGAAAACGGCACTGTCATGGGTACCACGGCGGCAATTGCATTCAACGCGACAGCAGCGGCCATTGATACGGCTATCGAAGCTGTCACTGGTGCAGGAACGGTTACAAGTGCAGCCGGGCCGCTTGCTGCGGCTGTATCTGTCACATGGGCGGGAACATACGCAAACGAGCGTCTTGGTGTTCGTGTAGCAAATAACTCATTGACAGGCGGCACTAACCCGCAGGCGTATGTATACGAGAACAACACCGCTAACTTATCGCTGATCGACCTTTCACCGCTTGGAACAATGGACGCGGAATGGGTTTCTTTTTCTGATAAATTTCGTTTATCGACCGATGTATTTAAATCCGTTCGCCTTATCAATGTGGGAATTGGCGCTGACGGCTTCCAGTTGTACAACTCAAACGGGTCGGTTGAGATTGACGGGTTGTCAAATCCGCGTTCGCCTTATGTTGCTTCTGCCGTGTCGCAGATTACCTCAGTCCTTGGGGCTTGCTCTATTAAACGCGCGGTTTTCTCTTCAAAAAATCCGGTTGGCTTCAACATCAACGTTGCTCCAGGGTTGACCGAAGTAGACCGGATCACAACGCAATTCTACGGCGTTAAGAACAGCACCAATAATAGGTCTCTGCAAATACTGACAATTCCGGCCGGAATGAAGCTGACAAATCTTGTCTGCATCGGCGCTCTAATGTCATTCACAAACATGACGAATTGCACCATTGCGGGCATTCGCTTCGCTGACAGCACATTAAACACGCAGCAAACAGGCGTCGCAATATCGGCTATCATCACGGCAAACTGTGTGAATTGCACATTTGCAAACTATGCCGATGCTGGTCCGGCCTCTGCCAGAAGCTACATAATGCAAACAGATGCGGCTTCGTCTGGATTGAAGTTTTTGGGAATTTTAACAGATTTATCTAACAACGCATCGTCACCATTGCTCATGCAGTGCAGCGGCTTTGAGATTTCCAACATGTCGGCGGCTAACGTCCGTTCTGGCCCTTTCATAGACCTTCCAAATGCCTACCTCGGAATTAATCTTATTGCCAAGAAGGTGTTTGGAACGTTCGCAACGGCTCAGCCCACGTCTGGACTTGACGCTTGCCAAGGTGGACAATACGACATGGTGACTTCAACCATTGCGGGCATTACAGAAACATTTAACGGCGTTAATGATTGGGTCGGTGGCAATTACACAGACCCATCTTTGACGCCAACAACAGGGCATGTGACATTCGGCCCATTCGGTGCGGGTGTTGGCCTTGAATTGACAGGCTCCGGCTATACAGACGCTTTGGGCGCGTTCCTCCTGCCAACATCAGGCGATACAGCTGTTATCACCATGCCGTTTGCAATGCACGGCATCACAGGCTTTCAGAATGTCGAGCCTTATTTGTATGTGGACGCTCCGGGGGTGGCGGCGAACCAGTCATTCGCCATCGCGCCGGGCAGCCCTACCGGAGGCACGTTCACGCTCACAATCGCCAACGCATCCGGAACGGTGCTGGGCACGACCAGCGCGCTCGCGACAAACGCACTGGCCTCGACCGTGCTGGCCGCAGTCATCGCGGTTGTCGGCACCGGCAATGCCACCGTCAGCGGCAGCAACATCATTGGCGGTTACTCGGTCACCGGCGCTGGCATCTACGCAGGACAAGGTCTCATCCTCTCGGTCAACGGTTCCGCGCTCACAGGCGGCACAGAACCGGGCGTAGCTTATGCCTATGGCCGTGCGCGGTTGCTGACAGGCACAGAACTTCTAGGCAGCGCAACACCAGTGGAATTCGCAATGCGCGTTCCCGGTACGTCTTGGCCCGCTTACGCTGGCTTGACAGGTGCTAATCTGCAAACGGCTTTCTCGGCTCTCACAGGCTATGCGGCTGGCGGTTCTGGTTTGGAAATGCGGATCAAGGTGACGGCCACACAGACAAACCCATATACCAAATTCAACCAGATCAGTATCCCGACGAACGTTAATCCGTCATTGTGGACGGTTGGCGACGCCTCATTTACCCTGCAAGGGCCGAACGCTACTGACGTGGTTAAGGTGCTCCGTGCAAGTGATGACACTGTTCTTTATTCCTTCACGGGTTCAGGTGTGAAAGAATTCACCGTTGGCGCTAACTTCGACGTTCCCGTGTATTTCTGCCGCGAGGACTCACTGGGTAACTTGCTGATGAAAACAACACCAGCAACACAACGCATCAACTTTGGCGACAATGGCACTGTGAGCCTGTTCTACGGTGCAGAAGTGCAGCTTGCGCAATCGGCTGACGTGTCGGCTATCAAGGCCGCTGTTGATGCTTATCTTGACGTTGCTGTTTCCACACGCCTTGCATCGTCGGCTTACACCGCACCCATACCCGTAGACCTTGCACCAACGAACGCGGCCATTGCCGCCCTGGGCATCCCCATACAAGCCGGTGCCCTGGTGGATGCCGACGTGAAGCGCGTCAACGGCGTGGTGCTGCAAGGCACAGGCGTCACCGGCGACAGCATGAGGCCAGCATGAACTTCTGGGAACTTGGCTTCTGGCAAGCCGGGTTTTGGGCGGCTGACTTTTGGCAAGAAGTTCTAGGCCCAGTTGAGCCAGAAAACGGCCCCTCCGGTGGCGCGAACTGGACGCGAGGCTACAAGCCCAAACACGACTACAAACACGCGCCTCGCCGCAGCAGGCGCGACGAAATACTCTTTTTGAGAGGTTGATATGGAAACAAAACACCTGGACTTCGGCTTTGAAGTCAAGTCGGTTGGCGCTGACGGCACCGTGGAGGGATACGGCTCTGTGTTCGGTGTCAAAGACAGCTACTCCGACATCATTGAAAAGGGCGCGTTTGCCAAGTCAATCAGCGCCCACCGCGAAGCCAAGTCGATGCCCGCGCTGCTCTGGCAACACGATGCCAGCCAGCCGATTGGTGTGTGGACTGAGATGAGCGAGGACGGCAGCGGCCTCAAACTCAAGGGCAAGCTGGCAATGGACACCGTGAGGGGCAAAGAGGCTCACGCCCTGCTCAAGATGGGCGCTATCAACGGCCTGTCCATCGGCTTCATGACCAAGCAATCCAACTATGACGAGAAAGCCGAAATCCGCACGCTCACCGAGGTTGACTTGTGGGAGGTTTCACTCGTCACATTTCCCGCGAACGCCAAGGCCCGCGTGACTCAAGTTAAGTCTGCGGACGAAATCAACACACTCAAAGATGCAGAGCGAATCCTGAGAGATTCAGGCTTCTCCAAGCAAGACGCGGTCTCATTCGTGAGCCGTATCAAAACCCTATCTAGTCGGAGTGATTCTGACGAAGTTGGGGAACTGAAAGCAGCCCTACA